AGAAAGGGGAGGGGGCGGCGCGGGAAAAGACGGCGGCTGCTTTTGTGTAGATCTAGCAAATTTAGAGCTTAAAGAGCTGGATTTGCAGCTTGCAAGGATGAGCGAATATGAGCTGAGCTTTACTGCAGAAATTAGGCGTGCGCTGGAGCTTGGCGAGCTAAATAAAACCGAGCTTTTAAACGGCGCAGGCTATGCAAAGGATGATAAAACCGCCCGCGACTGCCTGGATAAATTCGACGGCAAATTGTGGTTCAGCCGAAAGGCTGGCAAGAGCGTAATGTATAGTTGCAGGCCACTAGCTACAACCGATACAACTATTACAACTATGGCGAATAAGGGGCTTTTTGATGAGAGCGAATAGAAAAGATGAGCTGAAAAAATACTATATTAAGATGATCCACACGCTCAAACATAACTACTTTGTAGATGATGAGTGCCGCAAGGTATATCTGCAGGCTGAATTCGGCAAAGATAGCCTGAAAGATCTCAATATCGATGAGCTAAGAAAGGTTTTGGAAGTAGTCGGCTATAAGAGCAAATTTAATCCTAAACTTAAGCACACAACAACTAAAGACACCGTCATGGGGGCGGACGGAGTGCCGCGAGCATTCGCTAAAAAAGACCCCCACAAGGCTACGCAAAAACAGCTTGATACTATCGTGGGTATTTGGAACAGGATCGCAAGGGTAAAAACCGGTCTTGCATTGCGACTTTTTATTGAGCGAATAACCGGTAGGTTGGTATTTTGCCTTTGGTATCTGAGTCGCAGCGAAGCCACTGACGTTATTATCGCCCTACGAAAGATGCAAGGAGCATATTTTGATAGTAAATAATTTCGATCTGTTTGTAGAATTTTATAACTGCGTCAGAAATAGCGAAGATATAAGCGAAGTCCTAAAAGAATACGGCGGAGCCAATATCTACGTGCCGAGCTATAAAAGCACATTTCGAAATCGCGACATCATCAAAGAGTATGAAGAAGGGGTGGCCGCAGGAAAGCAAAGTGCCGTAATAATCAGGGAAATCGCCGCCAAATACGGGCTAAGCTATAACGGCACAAGCCTGATAATCAGAGAAAACAAACAGCCTCTACTTTTCGATGATGAAGAAATCTGATATAATACTTCTCCTATGAAAGCAATACTACTATTTTTCTTAATAATGAGCGGCTTATCCAGCTTTGAGGGCAAGGTTATAAGAGTATCGGACGGAGATACCATAGTCGTACTAACGCAAGATAAAGAGCAAATCAAGGTGCGATTAAACGGCATCGATGCCCCAGAAAAGAAACAATCCTTTGGGAAGCAATCGACTAAATTTCTATCAAATTTAGTAGCAGGAAAAACGGTAGAGATTAAAAAAGAGGGCAATGATAGATACGGAAGAATGATAGGCACGATCTTTCTAAACGGGATAGATATCAATAAAGAGATGGTATCTAACGGCTATGCTTGGGCCTTTAGGAAGTATTCAAAAAAATATGCTCCAGATGAATCCAACGCAAAGCACAAAAAATTAGGGCTTTGGGCGGAAGAGGATCCCACCCCGCCGTGGGAATATCGCAAGCACTAAATTTTTTTTATGAATTTTATCATTTCAGTTTTTATGATTTTTTGTATATCTCTTTGCAGTTTGCCGCTTTTGTTTACGGGTAGAAACGGACGAGCCGGGATAAAGGTGCTTTTGCCGCGTCCCGCTTTACGGGTGCCGAATTGATGCACCAACCCATAGGCAAAGCCCTTATGCTTCGAATTGTTCGATACGACCGCTTTTTTACTATCGGCATCAACTACCCATTTATCCGCCAAATATCCATCGCGCCGCAAAATTTTATCAGATTTACCTTTTTTGGCCTTTTGCGCGGCGGTACTCGGCTTTAAAGCGGTCCATTTTTCTCCGAACGGACTTTTTTCATCCTCGAAGCTATCCTCGATCGAATTTGCGATGATATTGCCGATCGTGTGCATCAAAGGCTCGGTATTACGCCCTAATTCGGACAATCCCTTTAATTTCCTTTGTACCGCCTCTAAGCCCGTAATCTCTATCATTTGATTTTATCCCTCGAAAGTGGTATAATCACAGCAAATGAGGCGATAGATGCGACAGAGTGGACAGTCGACAGCTGTAAAGCTGCGAATGGCGGATTTCGATTTCCGACGTCGTCTCATCTTGCTTTTTTATACCTTTTTTTATCCCGTAGGATGTTCCTAAAATTTATAAATGGCATCTTGCTAATAGTCGCTATGAAGTTATCAGTTTTAAATTTTTTCAGCACGAAATCCAAATCCACGGCAGCGTAGTTTACCATCTTATCGTTTTGTAGGCTTTTGTAGAAATAGAGCAAATTGCCCTTTTGTTTATCGTAAAAGACGTGTTTTGCGCGGTCAAATACGCCCACGATAGCCTTTATTTCGGCGGCATTAGGCTCTTTGTTTTTTGGCTTGCTGTCTCGCGTGATATGTGAAATCGTGTTTTGATAGACGGCTATACTATCTGCTTTAGGCTCTACACCAAGCTGCTTGAGCGAGGCTTTGACGCCCGGGCTCAGTTCGCCCACTTGTGCTACTTGAAAAACTTTATCTTTTATAATGATACCGCCTATTACGGCATCCACCATGCCATCTAATCCTTTTTGCCAAACATATAAATTTCGCTCATGCTTAAAATTTGTTAATCGCTCTTTTAGCTTTTGTCTTGCAGCTTCCGCGGTAACGGCACCTAGCGCCTCTTGTTTCTTTTCGTTAAAAATTTCATCTAATCGGTCCATCTTGCCGGGATTGTAAGCGAAATCATCCTGCGCAACGTTTGGTAAAAACGAACCGTCCGCAAGCGGCGTAATACCACGCGCTCGTACTTCGGTCTCCGTAAGTACTTGCACTTTGCAGCGACAATTCCAGCCGTTTGGCGGGTAGTTCGTATCCCAAAATTTATCATTTTTTGGAAGCGTGGTACCGTGCAGCTTTCGATGCGTGGGCCTTGTTTTGCTATCAAGTACCGCCGTGTAGCGAAAATACTCCCCTGTGCTTTTCATTTGGCTTTCATAGCGGGCTTTTGCGTATGCGGTCCTCATATTCGTATCGTAGATAGTTTTTAGTCTGCGGTTGCCCACATAAATTTCTTTTTCCTGACCGCTTTTGGGGTCTTTGACCTTAATTTTGCCTAGCCAGCCCTTTTTGGCGAGCATAGGCTTTACGCTTTGCTTCCATTCCTCAAACGGGCTTCCATCTTTGAAAGCCTGAGAGAGCGAGTTTTGCATATCTTTTAGGAGATCCAAATCGGTCATCTTTGCGATCGTAAACGTTTTTTTGTGCGCATCGTGTATGATCTCGTCATAATCGAAATGTATCTCAGCGTTTTTGCTTTGCAGATACTCATATACCGCCGTGGGCTCTTTTTGGAAGCTAAAGCCGCTATTCATCTGCATATCCGATCATCTGCGCGTTCGCGATAGCTCGAAACATATATTTTTCAAGCTCATCAAACGGCAGATCATAAAGCTCATAAAGCCTATCAAACGCCTGCTCGTAGGTTTCGCTTTGCGCGATCAATTCACTTAATGCAGCCTCTATCTCGCTGTCATCGATTTTTAGTTCGCTAGTAGCCTTTTCGAAGCGATCTATTGGCTTATTTGCGTTCTTTAAAACCCGTTTATTCGCCTTTAAATCACTGCTTAAACGCTCTTTAATGGCCTTTTCGTCCAGCTCTATATTATAAATTTTGCTGATATATTTTGCGGTTGGTACAAAGCCCATATCAAATAGCGTCTTATCCCTGCTTGCACGCTCCGCATTCGGGGCGTCCTCGTCGTAAATTTTCGCTTCGATCTCGCCCTTATAGTTATTGATCTCTTTAAAGAAGCCGATCGTCTTGTTCATTACGAATTCTAAAATTTTGCCGTCGTTTGCGGCCAGATCCTCTCTGATTTCGTTGTGCGTTTTTGCCGCGGCGTAGCTTCCCTCTTTGATGTCGCTCGTCAAATTTGCGCCTAAAATCGCTTTGCTGATTTGATTATCGAGGTATGTCGGCAGCTTCGTAAAATCTACATTCGTGCTTGGCTGAATAAGCGTTAATTCTTCCTCGGTATCGATGACTGCGCTGTCGCCGCTGAGCATAGCCTGCACCTCATTTGCCAGATCATCCGGATCGAAGCTCGTTTTTGCAACCGCCCACGGCGAGCCGAAGCGCTCCAAAAACCGAAACCAAAACTTGAGGCTCGCATTTTTCATCTTGACGGGGAAGTAGAGCTTTTTAATGAGTCCGTCGCCGTAAGTTTTTCTAAAATTTGCGCGATTGAGCGCATAAATAACTTTAAGCGGCGGGATCTCTTGTTCGCTTCCGCCGGCTACAAATACGAACTCGCCGGCATCGTTAAATTTAAACTGCCGGAAATCCCGCTGCACGAGACGCGGGTAAATTAATCCGTCCTTTTCTTTGTAGTTGATTTCAAAGGCATTGAGCCCGTAAAGATAGGTCTCTAAAATTTGGCTAACGATATCCGGGTTAAAAATGGCTTTAAAATTTTTGGCAATCTCCTCATCATCACAAATGATTTGGATCTCTTTTTTCTCGGTGACGGATTTACGACTGACGTCGCACTGCGTAACCGTAAGATCTGTTAAGATCATATCCATATCGCTATCGCTTATGCTGGAAACGCCGGTGTTGATTATAAGGTCTATGAGCGTACTATTTTGAGATATTACAGCTGTTTTACGCTTTATAGGCATCGCCTGAGGTTTGGTTTCGCTTTTGTTTAATTTTAATCGTTTGAAATTTGATTTTTTCTTGCTCATCTACTGCGCCTTTTTATCTTTCTTTTTAGCCTCGTTAGCTCATACGCTCCCGCTAAAGAGTCGGGCGCGTCGTCGTGCTTGCCTTCCGGGTATTCGCAAAGCTGCTCTATAAGCAAGCTTTGGCTTTGATGGAACACGATCTCGCCATCATCGATCGGCACCTCGAGTTCCTCTATCCTCTGCCCCTTAGCCGCCGTATTGTTCACTCCCTTTAGCGGCAGCTTCGCACCCACCTCAAAGGCCTTTTCTCTGATCCACTGCCTAAAAAACTCCTGCCCGCCGTTGCTCTCTATTGCGCACATTCTCGGGCGATATATACCGTTGAGGCGGAGGATCTCCTTGATCGTTTTCTTGCTTTTCATCACCGCTACGATGCTCTCGGCTACATAAATTTTAGCCTCGGCCTTGCTGATGCCGAGCACTGTAATCGCCGTATAGTCGCTCTTTTTCTTCTCGCCTGCAGGATCGATATACATCACGAAATAATCGCACCTCGGAAGCTCACGATAAAAGTGCAGAGCTTCTTTCGTGAAAATTTGAGCTTCATTCCGCGGATCATTTTGCTGCTCCTTGTTGAATGATTTTAGGTTCTCAGCGCGCTTTTGCATAAGCTTTAAAATCGGTAGCGCATCGGGCCAGAGCACCAGTGAGCCCTCATCCATTTGTTTTTTATGCCGCATATAAAACTCGTCGCTGGAGTCCTTTGAGATATTGCGATACAGCTCGCTCCATTGCTCCCATAGATCCATTCGCCTTGGGAAATTTATCACGGACTGATATTTTTTGGCGTTCCAGAATTTAAGCTTTAACTTTCGCGCCAACACGCTATCTGCATGCAAGATGGTACCGATGTAAAGTACATCTAAGCTTCCGTCTACGCTGCCTAAATTTAGCACCGCCTCATCGAGCCACTCCTCGAGCTTATCGCGCTGATCTTTGCTGCGCACGTTGGTGTCGTTTTCCAAATCATCAAGGACGACTAGATCGGGGCGGTACACGCCGAATTTTACGCCGCGCAGCCTCTTTCCGGAGCCGAATGCTTTAAGCTTCACACCGTTTTTGGATATAAACTCGCCTATCTTCCAATTCTTGCTTGCGCCGCAGACATGCGGGAAGTCCATTTTTAAATTTGCATTGTCCTCAAGCTCTGCCTTGATCGCTTCAAGGCAGCCCTCCACTAATTCCACGGCATCTGAAATTTCGACTATAAAGCGCTTTTTGGCAAAGCAAATACACCAAAGCGGAAAGAGCTGCGAGCAGTATGTTGTCTTTGCATGCCCGCGCGGCGCGGCTCGAACATATTTGTCGCCGCTTGCGTTTTGCGTCATAGCTTCAAAAATTTGTGCTAGATCCTCGTGAAGCGCACAGGAGCTATCGATGCTAAAATAGTGCGGGAAATAGGTTTTTGCGAAATATAGAAAATCGTGCTCGGCACGCTTCAGCCTCGCAGCCCTATCTTTAGGAGATAACGGGCTATTTAGATGAATCTGCTCTTTTAGCTCGCCGCTAAGCTCCTCCAGCCAATCGTAGAAGTCCTTACGCGTAAGCTTGCTAAGCTCGGGCTCTACGGCTCCAGCTTGCTTGTGACTTTCGCGGCTATCCTCTAAAAAGCTATCCAGCTCATCCTTTGAAAAAAGCATTGCGCGATCCTCTACACCTCAAGCTCTTCGATAGCTTTGATAAACTTCTCGCTCTCGATGAGCTCAATGAGCTTTTTGATGTACTCTTTGTTTTCATCATCCTTGAATTTTTCGACTACTAGCATGATAACCTTTTTTGCGATGCTGAGGCGATAGGCCTTTGGATCTTCGTAGCTTGCTACCTTTGTCATTTTCACGAAGCTATCGCCTATCTTTGAAAGTGCATCGGCTTTTTTGCCCGCGGGCATTTCGCTTTGCCTAATGTCTTTGATCGCAAGACGCATCTCTTCGATGAAATTTTGATAGATATTTTGTTTCTCTTCGCCGCCGCGGTTTAGATAGCTCGCGGTTTTGAGCTCATCCCAATTACTGCCGGCTTTATAATTCTTGATCGTCTTTACGTTTTTATTTAGAATTTCAGCTATTCGCTCGACGCTAAAGCCCTTGAGATACAGCTCGCGCGCTAAATCCTTGATATTTGGTTTCTCAGCCATTTAAGTCCTTTAGATCCATTCGTTCTTCATAGTGTCTGAATGCTCTTGAGGCAAGCCTCGGCTTATCGTCTTTCTTCTCATCGGTAGGAATTTTGCCTGCAGCCATTTTCATAAGTAGCCCCTCGATCTTTTCGAGCTGCTCTGCTAGAGTGTCTTTCGGAAAGTTGTTGCGCTTTTTTAACTCGATTATCGTGAGATCGACGCAGATATCTTTTAGAAGCTTGGTAGGATTGGCGGGGATCCTTATAAACGATGCGATGAATGCTAGCGCGTCATTTAGGCTATCGTCTATGATGCTTTGATTTATGCTGCCGCTTTCCTCAAAATCGCTTAGCTCAAGCAGCTCTTTGTGCGAAACTTCTTCAAGTAGATCATCGTTTGTTATCATTGGGTCATCCTATAAATCTTTTAAGCCTTTTAACGCGTATTAAAAGTGTGTTAAAACGTTTAAAACATTTTTTACGTGTGTTCGGTCGTTTTTAATTTAAAAGGGCTTAGAGCCCTTTTAAATTGATTTTTATGCAAATTCAAGCTCAACGATCGCATCAAGCCTATTGCAAACGGGAATCGGTCTACTTTCGCTCACGATGCCCCAGCCTGCACCTTTATCAAGCACTTCCGGAGCCGCCGCAAAGAATTTGGTCGGAGCCTTGCCGATAGCTGCGGTATGATTAGCCCTGGTGTAAATCACTTCGAACATATTGCTGTCAAGCGGTACGACTACCCCTTTCTTGCCGCTCATATAGCGCGTAGGCTTGCCCTTCGTATTATCGTATGTCGCATCGTACGGCATAAAGGTTTTGCCGAAAAGCTCGAGCGTCAATACGTTGTTTTTATCGGTGATTTTTGCCGAATTTGACTTGAGAAGCTCCTCTTTTTCTACAAGGGCAAGCAGTTCCGCATAAAGCTCTCTGGTTACCAATGCTATATACGGCTTCGCGGCCCCCAATACGTCGACTTGAGCGGCCTCTATGTCGTTGAGCAGCGTCATTAGCTTCGTAGCGCTTCCGATCGTGATCTTTTTGCGGTTTGCGGTCAAAGAAAGAAGCACGTTACCTTTGCCGTCCATTACCTTGCCGAATATGGCTCCTGCCGCCATATACTCAAGCGTATTGGTAACGTTGCTTTTTTGCTTCGCAAGCTTTTTGCCGATAGCCGCCGAAAGAGATTTAAGCTGCTCTTTTTGGGTATTGAGCGTTTTTAACAAATTCATCTCGCTTGCCGGAAGCGTATCGTATTGCGGGAAGCGAGGAAGCGGCACGGATACTATCGTTTGATCCGGGTTTTTCGTCACCAAATGCTCGCCGTTTTCGCTGACGCTCTCAAGGATCACTCCTGCACCCTTTTCAATGATGATATTATGGGTATTTGAAAGCGTCGGGGTCCATGCCTCAAAAAACGTATCCATGATGAAACTTTGATCCGCTTTGACCTGATTTACAATTTCGGTCATCGCATCGACTGTGAAGTATTTTAAAAGTTCGTCCATTGTCTTCTCTCCTTATCTCACTACTATTTTTTGCCTAAATAGCGCGGTTTTTAGCTCTACGGCTATATCCGCAAGCTTAACTTCGCCGAGTACCAGCACGTCGGCATCCCCGGTAGCCTCTACGCCGTCGCAGAGCACGCCGAATACTGCGGCGGCATTCGCGATAGTAGTGGTTTGATTGTCGCTCGTCACCGCAGCGAAGCTCTCGCCGCCGTTGATAGTAAAAAGTATGGCTCCGCATTCTAAAGCCTTAGTGGTCTCCACTTTCGCGTTGACGCCGAGTATCTTATTGACGACTACATCTCCGATAGTATTTGGTTTCGTTTTTTCGTTTGGCATCTTATTTTCCTCCTAATGCAAATTTTACGACGTCGATGTCGTTTTGGGGTTGGTTTTTATTGGCAAACAGATCGTTCTTCGGCAAGTCTGTTTTTTGAGGCGGCGTAACGCCCTTTAAAAACTCTTTAAAGCCGTTTAAATCGGTCTTTGCATAGCTTAGCGCCCACTGCTTTTGTCCCTCGGGAAGCTTATTTGCAATGATGGCACCCTCTACCGCACTCTCCGCAAGCTGCTCGCTTAGCGCTGTAACCTCGCTCCTGCTTGTCTCAAGCTCCGCTTTTAAAGCGGTGATTTGCGCGTCGTATTGCGCTTTTAGCGCAGCGACATCCGCACCGGTTTTTTCGTTTTCAGGCATATTTTTCTCCTTTGCCGTAAAATTTTTATTTGCTCTTATCTCTTCAAGCTCATCAAGAAACGGCGTATTTGTTAACGCGACGCTTTCGATCTCGCAGCCTATCCACGCTCCCGTCTTTTTGTCGACCGCTTCAAAATTGAATACGGGGCTTAGGTATCTATACTCGCCGTTTTTGATGTATTCTTTCGCTTTTGCGGTCCAACTCGCCATTCCATAAAGCTTGCCGTCTTTGATATGCATCTCTTTGATCCAGCCCGCCGCAGGAGCTTCGCAGCCCATAAGGGTTTGATGCTCGTAGTCAATCACTAGATCTATCTTGCGAGCATCGAAATTTAGCTTCATCTTTTCCAAATCCGCGCTATCGATACGAAACGCTCCGCTATAGTGTCCTCTCCATTCGCCAGTAATTGCTAACAGCAACTCTACGAGGTCGCTATCTATATTTTCGCTTTTTAGCGTGATTAGCTCCGTTTGAAATCTCATATTTTTCCTTTCCCATACAACTATTACAATTTTTACAATTCACTTTTTTCAAGGAACTCGGTTTGAATTTCTCGCGTCAAAACATACATATATCCATAATCGGTTATGCTATTATGAGACACCTTTAGGCTTTTTGGCTCAATCCTAAATTCATTATTGAGCTCCGAATTTCTTAGTTTTTTATCCACTGCTTCGCAAAGAGCTATGGCTTTATACTTGTTTTCTTGTCTATAGCTTTGCTGCTTACTAGACGTCACCCCTAAAATATGGATATTGTAAGTGCCTATTTTGCTTACCACGTTTTCGTATCTTTCGCTTAAAAATTCTACGAATACAAAGCTGTCTCCGCCTTTTATAAGAAGCTCCATCTCATCTTTGTTTTCAAACTCTCCGAGGTAGGGCGAAGTGTTTTTACAGACCTCTTTAATCGTTTCGATCAACTCTTTTTCAAACTCTACGAGCATTACATCTCCTGTTCTCTCCATTTTTCGCAACTATAGCACGGCGAATATCTCAAAATCTATCAAAGTCCTTTGACAAAATTCTTTGACAAAATTCTTTGATAGATTTTGAGCGAAAAAATCCGTACTATTGCTGCAAAAAACAAGGAGCGAAGAATGAGCCTAATCGCAAACATCAAAGAAAACGAAGGCTTTTGCGGTGAAATTTATGAGGACACAAGGGGCTACAAGACTATCGGCTACGGCTTTTTAGTTTCGGCCTTGAGCCCCGACGAGCTAGCACTAAACGGCGGAAAGATAGAGCCGATGGGCCGCGCGGCGGCGGATCAAATTTTAGAGCTGAAATTAAAAAAGTTAAAGCCTAGGGTATTTGAAGCCTTTGCCTGGCTTCAAGACAAACCGCAAAACGTGCAGGACGTAATGATAGAGATGTGCTATCAGATGGGTATTGCAAAGGTGCAAAAATTCGTTACGACCCTTCATCATATTCGCATGGGCGAATATGAAAAGGCTATCGCAAACGGGCTTCGTAGCCTTTGGGCGCAGCAGACTCCAAACAGAGCGAAGAAGGTGTTAAATGGGCTTATTAAACATTAAATTTGTGCTGGCGGCTTTTGCGGTAATAGCGGTATTGTGCGGAGCCGAAATTTTAAGCCTCAAAAGCGATGTTTCGCAGCTAAGCACCGAAAATGCAAAGCTTAAGGCACAGCTACAGCAATGCGAGCTAAATCTAAGCCTGCAAAACGCCGCAATCAAATCCCTTGAGGTGAATGCAAGCCGCCGCAACGAGGATAAGATCCAAAGCGTTTCTAAAATTTATGTCAAAGATAAAAGTTGTGAGGCACAATTAAATGCATATAAAAAACTTCTTGATAGCGCTTTTTAGCGTACTTTTACTAGGCTGCAGCGCAAAGGAGCCGCAAATAAAGCAAGTCTATGTGCCCGTGCGCTGCAATCTGAAAATGCCGCTTAAACCTGCGGCAAACGGCAGCTTTGAGGCGCACAAAGAGCTTATGGAATATCTTTTAAAATGCGAAGAGATAGCCAAAGACTGCACGAGGAGCGAGTAATGAAAACTTTGATTTATCTGCTTAGAGCTTTTGTCTTGGTGGTATTTAACCTTGAGCTTTACGTAGTCTTTGACAACTTTATACGAAGCGAAAATTTAGTACTCCTTCTTTGGTCGCTTTGCATAGGTATTACCGGTGCTCTTTTTTCGCCTGCGACGCTTTTTAAAACCTTTAAAGTATAAGCCATGGAGTATCTGCTCTATATATTAGCTGCAGGCGTTGCGGGCAGCGTAACGGCCTTTTTGAAATATGGCGAGCGTGGCACGGGCAATTTTATCAAACGAGTATTGGACGGCTGTTTTAGCGCATACATCGTTTATGAAATATCTTTCTTTTTCTGCAAAGATATGCGCCTGAGCCTTGCGATCTGTGGGATCGGCGCTTTTAAAGGCAGCGGGATTTTGGATTTGGCAGTCGGATTTGTGAAGAATAAATTTGATCTAGACGATAGAAACAAGGACGAACAATATGAGCAATAATCTAAATGAGATCGGCATCATAAGCGAAGTAAGCGGGGATCGCGCAAGGGTCGCGATCGGCTCCTTGGTGACCGACCTTTTGCCCGTATTTCAGCCTTTTGCCAATTCTTTCGCCACGGGCTTTGCTCCGATCCGAGTGGGCGAGCAGGTGCTTGTGCTGCCGGTACGAGGCGAGCTCAATGCAGGCGTGATCCTACGCGGTATCTATCAGACCGCCCATCGGGCGAGCCCAACCGATACGAAGATCCACGCAAGCTTTGAAGACGGCGTAAGGATTAGCTACGATACGGCTAACTCCAGCCTTGAAATTTCAAGTCCGAAGCAGATCAATATCGCCTGCGAGAACGCAAGCTTGACCGCAAAATCGGTGAATGTGGAAGCGGACGATACGACCGTGCAAAGCGGAAATATCAAGCTTTTGGGAAATACGCTTATCCAAGGATCAATCACTACGAGCGGAAGCTTTGCGATCAATGGAGATCTCAATATCACAGGCTCGCTCAAGGCAAGCGGCGACATCAGCGACGGCAGAGGCTCACTTTCTAGCCATACCAACGGCGGAGTAGCGAGGGATTGAGATGAGCAAATACCTAATAAGCATTGAAGATAGCATAAAAGATATACTTTCTACCCCTATCGGCTCTAGGGTAATGCTGCCGCAGTACGGCAGGGCCCCCCTTTTTTTGTTTTGTTGTGGGGGGGGGGGGGGGGTGTTTTGTGGGGCGTGGTT